ATTATCTTGCTGCAGAAGAAGATAGACCAATTCCATGTAAGTTAAATATTCCAGAATGGTTTAAAAAATTAGAACATAAGCATCCAAATAGAACAGTTAAAGGATGTATTCCTTTTTTAGATACTTTAACTTCTGGGTATTTGTTAAAATTGCCGCAAGATATAAATATTAAATTTAATGTAGAAGTAATTAATACTGAAACAAAAGAAAATAAAACAGATAGTTTTGTTGATTATCCACTTAGAGGATCTTTCAAAGAATTTAATTTTGGTAGTCAATGTGAAATTAATTTAAATTTTGATCAAACACATGTTCAACCCTCACATCAATTATTAGGTAGCCCAATGCTTCAAAAACATTGTAATTATGCAGTTCCAAAAATATTAAATCCATGGATAATAAAAACTCCTCCAGGATATTCTTGTTTACTTTTACCACCATTAAATAATACTGACGACAGGTTTTCAATTATACCTGGAATTGTGGATACAGATACTTATGAAAACTACATAAATTTTCCTTACATATTTAATGGAGATAAATATAAAAAACTTGACTGCATTGTAAAAAAAGGTACACCTTATGTTCAGGTAATCCCATTTAAAAAAGAAAATTGGAAAATGAAACTTACAAAAATAGATCAGCAGAAAAGATTTGACACAATATTAAAATTAAAAACTAAATTTTTAAATTCTTATAAAGAATTTTTTTGGAATAAAAAAATATGGCAATAAAAGATTACATACAGATAACTGAAAATAATTTACCTTTAGAAACTATTTCTTCTTTTATAAAATTCTGTAAAAGATTAAATTATGAAAAAGGAAGTTTGGTTAGAGGTGATGTTGATGAAAGTGTTAGAAAAGTAAAAATTCATTCTTTATCAAGATTTTCTTCTTCACTAACAGAAGTTCACTGGTGTAACCTTTTATATGCTGTAATACAAAAAAATATTGTTTCTTATAATAATAAATTTAAATATTTTCACGTGGATAAAATTACAGATATTTCTGTTTTAAAATACGAAGATTCTGGACATTATGATTGGCATACAGATCATTGTGCAGCAATACCAAGAACCATAAGTGTTATTTTATTATTTAATAATGACTATAAGGGTGGTACTCTTTCCTTTTACGATGCGGTTAAAGATGAAAAAATTGATATTGAGACTAAACCAGGTAGAATGATTATGTGGCCAAGTAATTTTATTTTTCCTCATAAAGTAAATCCAGTAGAGCAAGGTATTAGATACTCCGTAGTATCTTGGGCAGTTTAAAATGATGTTGGTTCATGAAAATATTTTACCTCACTTAGATCATTATCTTGAAGATTTACAAAAAATAAATCTACTTAACCAAAAAGAATTTTTTGAAAAACACAATGATAATGCAAATTGGCCGGGTTTAAGAAGTGATGCTTTAAATTTTCATAATAAATTTTTATATTTTTTTATAATTCAAAGTGTACAAAAAGTTTTTTCTTTGCATAATTATAATGTTTCTTTGTTTTTACATCTTAGAACTGCAGAAGATAACTCAAAAGATTGGATTCATTCAGATAATGATGTTGACCTATCTTTTTTAATATATTTAAATAATACAAATTTAAATTCTGGAACATATATTTACAATAATACTAATGACATAATTGCTGATATAAAATATGTACAAAATAGACTTTTTATTTACGATGCGAATTATAAACATAAGGGGTATGGCCATTTTGGTAATAATTCTTTTGATGGACGCTTGACAATAAATGGATTTTTAAAAAAAACATGAGCACAATAAAAAACATAAAATATAAAATAGTTAAAAATTTTCTTTCTAAAGAAGAAATAGATTTTTTAAGCAAATATTGTTACTTTGCTCATTTAAATAATTTTAATAATTTTGATTTTAAACAAAACAATAATGGAGACACAGCGTTTTATAATGATCCTATGGCAGAATCTTTATTACTTACCAAAATAAAAATAGTAGAAGAAAACTCTAATTTGAAGCTTTATCCTACATATTCTTTTTGGAGAATGTATTCACATCAAGCTGAACTAAAACCACACACAGACAGGCCTTCATGTGAAGTAAGTGTTACTGTGCAAATATCTAGTTGCAATACATTTAAATGGCCTATTTATATGGATGGTGTTCCTGTAGAAATGGAAGATGGAGATGCAGTAATTTATTATGGTACTGAAGTACAGCATGAAAGAAAGAATTTTTTAGGAGATTTTCAAGCACAGGCTTTTTTACATTATGTAGATCAAAACGGGCCTTATGCTGAATATAAATTTGATAAAAGAATTATGGTAGGTGCTGCATGAAATTTTTAGGATTAAAAGATGGTGGGTGTGAAATAATTTTTGAAGAACATGAAATAGAAATTATAAATAAAAACAAAAAATTAATTTTTACAAAAGAATTCTTTCAAGCTTTTTCTAAAACTATGTTAGCAGTTGTTATGGAGTTTGAAATGCACATTAATGGTTTAAATAATGAAAAAGATAAAAAAGATTAAAAAATGTTGTTTTCTACACAGCTTTTTACTATTCAAAGTAATTTAATACCTATAAAAATTTTAAAAAACTATTTTTCTATTTATCCGCATAATCTACCAAATTATTTTAATAAAATACCTTTATCCCTACCTCATTTTAATTTAAAAGATCACACAGTAAAAACTTGTAGCGGTTTAATAAATTACTATAACAATTCAATAACTTTTAAATCCCCATGTGATATTGAAATAATAAATGAAGATGGGAAAATAAATAGTTTTTTTGGAAGGGGAAATTTGAATGATGGAAAAAGGTTTAGCATTCATTCTAATGAACAATTTTTTGATTATGTTCGTCAAGAAAAATATTTATGTATTTGTAAAATAACCTTAGATATTTTTATACAAAGTGATAGCCCAGTGTTAATTAATAGTTCTTTATGGGATTTTAAAAATTATGATATTTTTAATGGAGTAATAAATGCAAAAAATCCTATAAATTTAAATTTTTTTATACCTTTCCCAAAAAATCAAAAACGTATCTTTATTAAACAAAACGATTCACTATTTAACATATTTTTTCTTACAGAAAAAAAAATTAAAGTTAATTTTTCAGATGAAAAACATAATCCTTTAGACTATAATAATTTTCATTATGTTTTTAGTTCTTTAAAAAAATATTTGTTTCCAAAAAAAATAATTAAATGAACACAAAAGTTTTAAAAATTAATAATCTTTTTTCTCCATTAACAAATTTAAGAATAGTTAATATATTAGTACAACAGCATTGGAGATTTGCATGGGATACTAAAGATGGAAATAAAGATTTATTAAATTATGTTCTACAAAATAAAAACTATGGATTTTATTTGATAACTTTGTTACATAATGAAGATACAAAAAAAACCCCCCAATCTTTTGAATTAAACACTTTTGGTAAAATATTGGTTGATTACATTTGTGCAAAACTAGGAATTAATGAACCAGTAAACATAGATAGATTTTATTGGAATATGTATTTTAATAATTCAAGTATGATTGAGCACACTGATTGGAAAGATGAAAGTAGATTAACTATTTTATATAATTTACATACGACAGACGGAGGAATAGAAATAAATAAAACTTTTTATAAAGACAATATGGGAGAAGCAAAAATTTTTCATGGCGTCAATTTACATAAAGGAATAGCTCCTAAAAACGACCCTGTTAGATTTAATTTAAATGTTGTTTTTAAAAAACCAAAAAACTTTATTTTTTAATGAATAATTAAATGAGCATTAAAGTTTTAAAAATTGATAATATTTTTTCTCCATTAACAAATATAAAAATTATAAATATATTGCTACAGCAGCATTGGGGATTTGCAACGGATACCTTAGATGGATACAAGGGTTTATTAAATTATGTTTCAAACAATAAAAATTATGGTTTTTATTTACATACTTTATTAGATGATAAAGACGTAATAAACTCTCCTCAGTCTGTAGAATTAAATACTTTTGGTAGGATATTGGTCGATTCAATTTGTTTTAGAATTGGAATTAACGAGCCAGTAAGTATAGATAGATTTTATTGGAATATGTATTTTAATAATTCAAATATGATTGAGCATCCTGATTGGGAAGATGAAAGTAGATTAACTATTTTATACAATTTACATACAACTGACGGAGGAATAGAAATAGGTAAAACTTTTTATAAAGACAATATGGGAGAAGCAAAAATTTTTCATGGAGTTAATTTACATAAAGGAATAGCTCCTAAAAAAGATCCTATCAGATTTAATTTAAATGTTGTCTTTAAAAAACCAAAAAACTTTATTTTTTAATGAATAATCTAGATAAGAGATATGAAAAATTTATAAATTTTCTTCTCGAAAAAAATTGTCAAAACATACCTCATTCTCATTCTAATTTTTTAAACCATCTTATAGGAACTTTTAATATTTTAAAAAAATGGAAACAACCAGAATATATTTGCATCGCAGGTATGTTTCACAATATTTATGGAAATAAATATTTTAACCCTAAGTTAAACGTAACAAGGGAAGAAATAAAAAAAATTATAGGAGATGTTTCTGAAGAATTAGTATATAACTTTGTTAACTGTGATCGCACTAAAATAAATGAAGAAAATAATTCAGAATTGATTATTTTAAATTTAGCAAATTCTTTAGATCAAAAAAAATTATTTATTGTTGAAGATAATTTATATAATAAAGATTCTTGTAAAAATACACATGAGTATTTTAAATATGTAAATTGGAACTTTGAGGGAAGTAATTTAAGTGAAACTTCTTCAAAATGGAAATATAATTTAAATTATAGATATGACACAGAAATAAAATTTTTAGAAGTTTCAGAATTACTATTAAAAAAATATGGCTTAAATAAAATTTTTAAATTAAAAAGAGCTTATGCAAGTGCAAGCACCTATGGTTTTTCTGGGGAATACCATACTGATGACGATGCAAAAGAATATAACGAAATAGTTACTATCATGTTTTATCTTAACGATAAATGGGATCTCAATTTTGGTGGAGAAACTTTTTTTTTAAATGAAGATAAAAATGAAATTGAATATGCTGTAATACCTAAACCAGCAAGGGCTGTAATATTTGATGGTTTTATTTATCATGGACCAAGACCATTAAACAAAATTTGCAATGAATTAAGAATGGTTTTAACATTTAAATATGGTTTAATTAATAATTAAATTATTTTAAAATGAAAATTTTGTCTTTAAATTTAAGCCACAATGCTTCTTGTACCATTATTGAAAATGGAGAGATATCTTTTTTTGTAGAAGAAGAAAGATTATCTAAATTAAAAAAAGATAATAAAATAAATAAAATTTGTGAACTATTAAAAAATTCTTTTTTTGATTATATTTATTATACATCTTTTGATATTAATTTAAATAAAAAAAATTTTTATAAATCTATTGTAACAGATAATTTAAAAAAAAATAATATTACTTTTAAAGAAATTATTGAATATCCTTATCATCATTGTACTCATGCTTTTTCTGCTTTTTATAATTCTGGTTTTGAAGAAGCAATTGTTTTAGTTGTAGATAATGGAGGAGTTTCTTTAAAATATAATGAAACAGAGATGGGTTCAGAAATATTAAGTATATTTCAAATAAAATACGGGGAAGAACCAAAAAACATTTTTAAAATATGTAGAAATGAAGAAGGGAAAAAAATAAATTTTAATAATACTTTTTTTTCAATAGATACAATAAGTATTCCTGGAATTTATGAATTATTTATTAAATTATTCAATTTTAATGAACCAGGTTCTATTATGGGTTTAAGTTGTTACGGAAAAAATACAATAAATAAAAATTTATTTCAAATACAAGACAATTTTTTTAATTGTAATTCTCTTATACTAAATGATTTAATTATGGAATATTTTGATTCAAAGGAAGACATATGTTATTTTATACAAAAGGAATGTACTAAAACAGTTACTCATTATTTAAATTTAATTAAAAATTCTTTTTCAAATGTACCTATTTGTGTTTCGGGAGGTTTTTTTCAAAACTGTGTAGCAAATTATGAATTCTTAAAAAAGGGGCTAGATATTTTTGTAGATCCGATATGCCATGATGGAGGAACATCGTTAGGATTAGCACAATATGCTTATTTAAAACACAGTAAAGATAAAAAAATAAATAAATATTCTAATCTTTATCTAGGTCCTAATATTCAATATTCAAATAAAGTAATACTTAAAAACACAAAATTTAACTCAAAAAAAATTGAAATTAAAGAAGTAGCTTCATTATTAAAAAATAAAAAATCAGTTGCTATATTTCAAGGGAGATCAGAAATAGGTCCAAGAGCTTTAGGTAATAGATCTATACTTTTTGATCCATCTGATCCGCTTGCAAAAGAAAAAATTAATTTAATAAAAAAGAGAGAATGGTTTAGACCCTTTGCAGGAACAATATTAAATGAATATAAAGATGAGTGGTTTGATTTATACTCTAAAGAAAGCACCGATTATATGTCTTATGCTTTGAATATAAAAGAAAATAAAAGAAAATTAATACCAGGAATATGTCATATAGATAATACCTGCAGAGCACAAACATTAAAACAAAAAGATAATCCTGTTTTTTACAATTTAATAAAAGAATTCTATAATTTAACTTCTATTCCTATACTTTTAAATACTTCATTAAATAAATCAGGAAAACCATTAGTTGAGAATTTAGAAGATTTATTAGATTTTTTAGATTCTACATCAATTGACTACGTATATCTTCCAGAAAAAGAAATTATAATATATAAATAAAGATTATTCAAGTATTTAAACTACTTAATATATAAGGTATGATGATATATGCCATTAAAAAAGATACCTTTACCTCCAGGCTTTGATAAGAATGATACTGCATCTCAAGCAGAGGGGCGTTGGATTGATGGGGATAATATACGTTTTCAATATGGATCACCTGAAAAAATAGGTGGTTGGCAACAAATTAATACATCTATATTAGTAGGGGCAGCTAGAGACATACACTCTTATTTTGATTTAACTGGTAGACGTTATGTAGTTATTGGAACAAATAAAGTTTTATATGTTCTTTTTGATGGAGAATTTTATGATATTACACCTCTTAAAACAGCACTAACAAGTTGCACCTATACATCAACTACAGGTTCTGCGACTGTAACTATTAACAAATCTGCTCATGGTTTATTGGTTGGTGATTTAGTTAAATTTTCAAGTGTAACAACACCTGGTAGTCCTACAACAAGTTTTACATCTGCAAATTTTACAACTAATTCATTTGAAGTTAAAACAGTACCTACTATAAATACATTTACAATTACTATGCCTGTTACAGAAACAGGAACTGGAGTTACTGCAGGTGGAACAATTACAACAAACCCTTACGTTACAGTGGGCCCTCTTTCATCAACATTTGCATATGGATGGGGAACAGGTTATTGGGCAGGTACAATTCCAACATCACTTACAAATCAATTAAATGGAGCAATCAATAATTCTGTTACAACAGTTACAGTTGATTCAACAACAGGTTTTCCAGCTACTGGAACAATAAATATTGATTCTGAATTAATTACTTATACTGGTAAAACTGGAACAGATTTTACAGGTTGTGTTCGAGGAGCTAACGGATCTACTGCAGCATCACATTTAGATAATGCAATTGTAACTGATGCTTCAAGTTGGGTTGGTTGGGGATTAGAATCAAATACAACTACAACAACATTAGCCGCTGCTTCCTGGTCTCTAGATAATTTTGGAGAGATATTAATAGCAACCATTAAAAATGGTTCAACATTTGAATGGGATCCTAATGCAGGAACAGGAGTTGCAACTCGTGCAACTATTATAGCAGGTAATCCTACGGCAACAGTATTAACAAGAGTATCAGATAGAGACAGACATTTAGTTCATTTTGGAACTGAAACAACTATTGGCACACCTAGTACACAGGATCCAATGTTTATTAGATTTTCAGATCAAGAAGATATTGAAGTATATGAACCAACTTCTACTAATACTGCAGGTACATTTAGATTAGATAATGGTAGTAGAATTGTAGCTGCTGTTAAAGGTAAAGATTATATATTAGTTTTAACAGATGAAGCAGCCTATACTATGCAATTTGTAGGACCACCATTTACATTTAGCATACGTCAAGTTGGATCTAACTGTGGATGTATTGGACAACACGCTGCAGTATTCGTAGATGGTGCGGTTTATTGGATGGGTGATTCTGGTAACTTCTTTATATTTGATGGTACAGTTAAAACATTACCTTGTACAGTGGATGATTTTATATTTACAATACAAGGCGATAGTTTAGGAGTTAATTTTACAAATGGTGAATTAGTTTTTGCAGGACACAATAGTTTATACAATGAAATTAATTGGTTCTATCCAAAAGCAACCTCTACACAAATAGATAGAGTAGTTACATATAACTATGTAGAAAAAGCTTGGTCTACAGGCACACTTGCAAGAACAACTTATGAGGATGCACACGTTCTTCAAACACCAACAGCTACAAAATTTGATTCAACAAAAACACCAACCTCTCCAACTATTAATGGTATAAGTAATGGAGGCAGTTATGTCTTTGCACATGAAGTTGGAGTTAATGAAGTATTAAATTTAACAAGTAATAATACAACAAATATTGTTATATCTTCATTTATAAGATCAGGAGACTTTGATCTTGATATAGAGGGAGATGGTGAATATTTCATTAAAATTAGAAGATTTATACCTGACTTTAAATATTTAGAAGGTAATACCAAAGTAACTTTATTCTTTAAGGCTTACCCCGCAGATTCAACCACGGCTCTAGGACAAACAACAGTAGGACCATTTACAGTATCCTCAACAACAGATAAAATAGATACTCGCGCGCGAGGAAGACTTGCTAGCATTAAAATTGAAAACGATGCAATAAATGATAACTGGCGTTATGGAGTATTTAGAGTAGATATACAACCAGATGGTAGAGGCGGAAGTGGACCACAAACATAATGGCTAGAGGAACTTGTTGGAGAGGATTTGAGCAAAAAGGTATGAAGAAAAAAGGTGATAAATTAGTTGCTAATTGTGTAAGGGCAGCAGCAAGAGGTGGAGAAGCTAGAATACCTAGAAAACCAGGACAACCTGCAGGATCAAAAAAACATTCTGATTTATATACAGATGAAAATCCAAAAGG